CCGATAGGCCAGAGACAATGCGTGGTGTGTCCTTGAAGTTTCTTGTGATGGACGAGTACGCAGACATGAAGCCTGACGTATGGGAGCAGATTCTTCGTCCAGCACTAGCCGACCAAAAAGGTTCAGCAATGTTTATAGGTACGCCTATGGGCAGGAACCACTTTTACGAACTGTACAAGATGGCAGAACTAGGAGATGACGAAACGTACAAAGGGTGGCACTTTACATCTTATGACAATCCTATACTAGATCCGAATGAAATAGATACAGCTAAGAAGTCTATGTCTTCTTATGCTTTTCGACAAGAGTTTATGGCCTCATTTGAAGCACGAGGCTCAGAAATGTTCAAAGAAGATTGGGTAAAGTTTGGAGAAGAACCAGAAGTAGGAGACTACTACATTGCAGTTGACCTTGCAGGTTTTGAGGAAGTCAACAAGAAACGGACGAAGAATACAAAACTAGATGAAACTGCAATCGCTGTTGTTAAGGTTAGTCCTGATGGTTGGTACATTGATAACATTATATATGGGCGGTGGAGCCTTGACGAAACTGCCACCAAGATATTTCAGGCCGTTAGAGACTACAGACCCGTCAGTGTTGGTATTGAGCGAGGAATTGCAAAGCAGGCAGTAATGAGTCCTTTGACAGACTTAATGAAACGCCACGGTACATTTTTTCGTGTCGAAGAGTTGACCCATGGTAACAAAAAGAAAACCGACAGGGTTATGTGGGCATTACAGGGACGCTTTGAAAACGGATACATAGATTTAAACAAGGGTGAGTGGAACAACAGATTCTTAGACCAACTGTTTCAGTTTCCAGATCCGCTAACTCACGATGATTTAGTTGACGCACTGGCGTACATAGACCAACTAGCACAAGTAGCCTATAGCTACGATTACGAAATTGATGACCACGAAATACTAGATGTTGTAGCAGGGTACTAATGGTATTTAGGAAATTTAACACGTATGGTATTTACGCTATCTCTGCCGTAGTATTTTTTACTATGGGCTATAGCATAGCTTTAATTTAAGGATAGTACTATGGCAGATGCAGAAATTTATAGTCCAGACCCGCTGATGATGGAGGAATCTCTTGAAGAGTGGGTGATGACTAAATGTGAAAACTGGAGAGATCACTATGAGTCAAACTACGAAGCAAGGTTCGAAGAATACTATAGGCTATGGCGAGGTCAATGGGATCCTGCTGACTCAGAAAGAGCTTCAGAGCGTTCTCGCATTATCTCTCCTGCGCTTCAGCAGGCTGTAGAGTCTAACGTAGCAGAACTAGAAGAAGCTACATTTGGTCGTGGGAAGTGGTTTGATATTACTGACGATGCTAATGACCCAGAAAAGCAAGACATTCAATATTTACGTAAAAAGTTAACAGAAGATTTTGAATCTTGTAAAGTACGAAAAGCAGTAGCAGAGTGTTTAATTAACGCTGCTGTGTTTGGAACAGGTATTGGGGAGATAGTCCTTGAAGAGATTAAAGAGATGGCTCCAGCAACTCAACCCATTATGGGTGGGGATCTGCAAGCTGTGGGCGTTAACGTTACGGACAGGGTTGTTGTTAAGCTCAAACCTGTACTACCCCAGAACTTTCTGATTGATCCTGTTGCTACTTCTATTGAAGATGCAATGGGTGTAGCTATTGATGAGTTTGTATCTAAGCACAGCGTAGAGTTGATGCAGGAGCAAGGTATTTACCGTGAAGCTCTTATTGAATCTGCTGCTCCTGATACAGACTTAGAACCAGACCAAGACCTTACAATTTACAACGATGACAAAGTACGACTAACCAAGTACTATGGTCTTGTGCCTCGTGAACTTCTTGAAGAAGAAGGAGTAGATGTCGAGTCTGATTCTATGTACGTAGAGGCTATCGTTGTTATTGCTAATGGCGGCACACTGCTAAAGGCGGAAGCTAACCCCTACATGATGGAAGATCGTCCTGTAGTAGCGTTTCCTTGGGACGTAGTACCCAGTAGATTCTGGGGTCGTGGTGTCTGCGAGAAGGGCTACAACAGTCAAAAAGCTCTTGACACTGAGCTACGCGCACGTATTGATGCGCTGTCTCTTACTATTCACCCGATGATGGCTATCGACGCCACTAGACTACCACGAGGCGCTAAACCTGAAGTTCGTCCGGGTAAAATGATTCTTACTAACGGAGATCCTCGTGAAGTACTACAACCATTCAACTTTGGACAAGTGGGGCAAATTACTTTTGCTCAAGCTGCAAGCCTTCAACAAATGGTACAGCAGGCTACAGGAGCCGTTGACTCCGCTGGTATTGCTGGACAAGTTAACGGAGAAGCCACAGCAGCAGGTATAAGTATGTCGCTAGGCGCTATCATTAAGCGTCACAAGCGTACTTTGATTAACTTTCAACAGTCTTTCCTGTTACCGTTTGTAACCAAGGCGGCTCACAGGTACATGCAGTTTGATCCTGAGTCTTATCCCGTAGCTGACTACAAGTTTAACGCTACATCTACTCTGGGTATTATTGCTCGTGAGTACGAGGTTACTCAGCTTGTACAGCTTCTACAGACTATGAAACAAGATAGTCCGATCTACCCTGTGCTAATCCAAAGCATCATCGACAACATGAACCTCAGTAACCGTGAGGAACTCATCGCGTCCATGCAGCAAGCAGGTCAGCCTGATCCGCAACAACAACAAATGGCTATGGCAGCACAACAAGCTCAGATGGCCTTCCAGCAGAGTCAGACAGCCGCACTTAACGCACAAGCTGCTGAGTCGCAAGCTAGAGCAGGTAAGTACGCAGTTGAAACACAACTTGCACCTGAAGAACTACAAGTCGATAAAATTAACGCTATTACTCGTAATCTCCAAGCAGGGGATGAGGATGATAAAGAATTTGAGCGTAGACTCAAAGTTGCAAACGCCCTTTTAAAAGAAAGTGAAATAGAAGGAAAACGTAAAAATGTTAATGACACAAACCGAGATGAACCAGCTCCTAGAACAGATCAACAGCGTGTTCAAGAGCCAGTTCGACAAATTGGACTTGTTGGAGAACCGGGTCAAGGAATTGGAGGACAAGGCTAATGCCAAGCAAAAAGGATCCAAGACTAGCACGAGCGGGAGTAAGCGGGTTCAACAAACCGAAAAGGACTCCTAATCATCCTACTAAATCTCACGTAGTTGTAGCTAAAGAAGGCGACAAAGTAAAAACCATACGCTATGGACAGCAAGGTGTAAGCGGAGCAGGTAAAAATCCAAAAACCGCTAAAGAAAAAGCAAGGCGTAAATCTTTTAAAGCCAGACACGCAAAAAACATAGCCAAAGGTAAAATGTCTGCGGCGTATTGGGCAAACAAATCTAAATGGTAAGGAGATAGTCATGCCAAAAGTAGGTGGAAAAATGTACGCATATACCCCAAAAGGCAAAGCTGCTGCTGCAAAAGCAAAAGCTAAAATAAAAAAGAAAAAGAAGAAGAAGTAATGCCTAAAAAAAAGAAAGCTAACGATGCGTGTGCAAAGAAGGTTAAGTCCCGTTACAAGGTGTGGCCTTCTGCTTATGCTTCTGGTGCTGTAGCCAAATGCCGCAAGGTAGGCGCTAAAAATTGGGGTAACAAAAGTGGCCGTAAGAAAAAGTAAAAAAGGCGCTGCCCTAAAAAAATGGTTTAAGGAAGAGTGGGTAGATGTAAAGACAGGCAAGGCTTGTGGTCGTAAGTCTGCTACTAAGTCTAAGCGTCCCTACCCTTCCTGTAGACCTAAAGCCGTTGCAGCTAAGATGACTAAAGCTGAAAAAGCCTCGTCATCACGGCGTAAAACAGGGCCAGCTAAGATTAAACACGCAGTAACAGCGTCAGGTAAAAGACGTAAAACTACCAAAAAACGTAAATAACTCTTGACAAAGTTATAAAAATATGGTATAATACTACTATGTACTTAGTACATATTTATATAAACTACAGAGATAACCTAGGGGCCTCAAGTGGATCAAGAAACACAAACATATTACGACAATTACTTTAGTCTTTTTCTTACTGATGGTTGGAAACAACTTGTGCAAGATTTTAATACTAACGCTGTGCAGATTAATAGCGTTGAAGCGGCTAAAGATTCTGATGATTTGTATTTTCGTAAGGGACAACTAAACGTATTAGCCCACTTACTAAATATGGAAACTATTGTTAATACTAACTATGAAGAAGCAAACAAAGCTTCTGAAGAAGATGATTAAAGTATTTGACTTTCGTTGTACTAACGGACATATATTTGAAAAATTTGTAGATGGCGATGTAACAACCACTAGGTGCGGTTGTGGAGCCAACGCTACAAAGATTGTCTCAGCTACTCAGCATATCCTTGATGGTGCTTCAGGGGATTTCCCCGGTAGGCACATGAAGTGGGTACGCGAACACGAGAACGCTGGGAAAACTAATCGGGAAGCCTAACAGGACAACTCCCATGTTATTTCTCCATAACCTATAAAGGCGGGGTAAGTTTATAATGTCACGAGCGACACTAATTGATGAGCGCCCAGAAGATATCGAAGGAACCGATGAGCTAGACACTCAGGATACTATTGAGACTCCTGTTGAAGAGGAACAACCTCAAGAGCCTGAATCAACAATTCCAGAAAAGTACCAAGGTAAGTCTGTTGAAGACCTCGTACAGATGCACCAAGAGCTTGAAAAGTTTTCAGGCAAACAGAGTACGGAAGTTGGTGAGCTACGCAAGGTTGTAGACGATTACATTCATACAGCACAACTCACACAACAAGCACCTCAACAACAGCAAGAACAAGATGAAGAAGTAGACTTTTTTGTAGATCCTACTTCTGCTGTAAACAGAGCTATAGACAACCATCCTAAGATTAAAGAAGCGCAGGCGTATACTGAGCAGTACAAGAAGCAAGCAACGCTAGCACAACTTCAACAGCAACACCCAGACATGGAAGCCATCCTACAGGATGCTAAGTTTGCTGAGTGGATCAAAGGATCAAAAGTCAGAACACAGTTATTTGTACAAGCTGACCAGCAGTACGATTACGATGCTGCCCACGAACTGTTTACTCTCTGGAAAGAGCGTACTCAAGCAGTTCAACAAACAGCGCAAGCTGAAAGACAGGCTCGTAAAAGTGCAGTAAAAACAGCTAACACAGGTAATGCTCGCGGAACAGCAGAGGGATCTCGTAAGAAAACTTATCGTCGTGCTGACCTTATAAATCTTATGAAAACAGACCCTGATCGCTACATGGCACTACAGCCTGAAATTATGGCAGCTTATGCAGAGAAGAGGGTCAAATAGCCTAAAGGAGAATTACAATGGCTGGTGAAACCTCTGGAACTTATTTTACAGCTAATGCTGTAGTAGATAAGACAGCGGCAGGTACTTTCATCCCCGAAATCTGGTCGGATGAGATTATCGCTGCATATCAAAAGAACTTGAAAATGGCTCCCCTCGTCAAGCGTCTCGCTATGTCTGGCAAGAAGGGTGACGTTATTCACGTACCTAAGCCTATTCGTGGCTCTGCATCTGCTAAGGCAGAAGCTACTGCAGTTACGATTCAGGCCAACCTTGAGACTGAACTGACGATCACTGTTGACCGTCACTTTGAGTACTCGCGTCTGATCGAAGACATCGTAGAAGTACAGGCTCTGTCCTCTCTGCGACAGTTCTACACTGAAGACGCTG